ACTGCACTTTGTAGGAATGTTAGTGCTGAAATGATTTGGAATAACCAGGCAATCCATCTTGCTTCCCATCCCTGTGAACCCTTATCGTGTCCATCAATTTCATCTTCATCAAGAAGAGTATCCATCACACCATCTTGAGCTTCTTGATAGATAAGAACAACAGGCATATTTGGGATTTCTAAGCAAATATCAATATCTAATTCAACAGAGCTATCATCATCATCGTCATCATCTTCATCTGATTCATCAGTAGAGTCTTCAGTGAGGTCAGATTCAGATTCTGAGTCAGACTTTTTAAGAGAAGAGCGCTTAGTAACTTGTTTATTAATTTCAAAAATATCTTTGACATTTTGTGCATCTTCTTCAATATTGTCAAAAGTAAATGACTTGACAGACTCTACATCAGTTGAATCTATATTTTCAGTTGCAATAGGCTCAAGTACAATTTCTCCTTCAGCTGTTTCTTCTTCAAAGGGGCAAGTTACAATTTCTTTGTAGATGTCTTCAAAATTGGGAATATCTTCGATGTCGGCATCGCCGCGGACAACAGTCAGACGGGCACTATGAGATTTCATACCATTCCAGAACCAGCGGCATTGTCTGTAGGTGTCATATTCTTGAGAAATGTTAAACTGATATTTCTTGCAAATACCAGTTGCTGCCCCATAGTAAAGTATACAATGCGGTGTGAGATTTAATTCTCTAAAACGACTAAGTACAAAGTTGGCAACAGCATCAACATATGCCTGATTATTGTGGCTGTGTAGTTTGAGAAGTGTTTTCTTCCAGGTATTTTCACTTTGAGGAAGTAAAGGATGTTCAGGCATTACATATTTTTCTTTGATTAGGTCGATAGGATTTAGGAGATGAACGGATTTGACGAAGGTTTTGCAGAGTTCAGAGGCAGCAGAGTCTTCTGTTTTGCGAGTAACATTCCACATTTTTGCATTTGTTTCATCTTGAGAAACCCAGTTATCAATGAAGTATTTTGAAGGGAGTTCAACATTTTTGTGAGAAATAGCGGTTTCAGGAATTTTAAAGATATCTAAGGCGGGGTGATAACGCTGTAAATGGAGATAATCAGAAAAATTATTTCGTTCATTTTCATTAATTTCACGTTCCCTGCAGGGTTGATTTTGAAGTGTTTGTAGAACGGGCTTCATCTTCTTGTTTGAAAGAGTTGTACGTGCGTTTGTACTCCGCACTAATTATTTTTGTTTGCTACAGAATACAAAATGGCACAAGGCGGTGTAAATGTTAACCTCCGGAAGTTCGTAATGAAATCTGTTCCACAGGATGCCGTCGTGGTTTTTATCGGACGTCGTCGTACTGGTAAATCGACCCTCGTTCGTGATTTATTGTTCCACCACCAAGACTTACCTATGGGTTGTGTAATTTCAGGTACTGAAGAGTCAAACGGCTTCTTTAAAAAAATTGTTCCACCAATGTTCATTCACGGTGAGTATAATCCAGTGATTTTAGCTAATTTCGTGAAGCGTCAGAAATTAGTTATGCATCGAATCCAGCAAGATGGCGACAAGGGTATTAAATCAAATATTGACCCCCGTGCATTTTTGATTCTTGATGACTGTATGTACGATGATTCTTGGACTCACGATAAGAATATTCGTTATTTGTTTATGAACGGTCGTTGGTTGAAGGTGTTCTTCATCATTACTATGCAGTTCCCGCTCGGTATTCCTCCTGCTCTTCGTACAAACGTCGATTATGTATTTATTCTGAGAGAGCCATATAAGAATAACAGAGAGCGTCTATATACAAACTATGGTTCTGCTTTCCCGTCATTTGAGTTTTTCTGTCAAATGATGGACCAGTGTACACAGAATTTTGAATGTTTGGTTGTTAATAACAATACACAGAGTAACAAGTTGGAAGATACAATTTTCTGGTATAAGGCTGATATTCACGGTGATTTCAAGTTGGGAGCGCCCGAGTTATGGAGACAGTCTGAGATGTTGGCGCGTATTAAGGAAGAAGAGGATGTTAATATGTTTGACCCGCGTCAAAGTGCTAAGTTGAAGGGTCCAGCCATTAATGTCCAGAAGAAATATTAATAAATAGCATAAAATAGTAGAAATGGATATGAAATTAAGACATTTAGCTGGATGTACTTTTATAGTATTAGTTATTGCAATGATGATATTTTTAGTAACAGTTCCTGGTATGTCTGAGGGATTTGTGGATGCAGGTCGGTGTGGAGTGGATTTGCCATCGTGCGAGGGAGAGCGCGTACGGTGTATGAATGGGTATTGCAAGTCTGATATTCCTCCAAAGTTACCACCGATATCAGATTTACCAATGACGCCACCGACAAAGTATCCATATGCCTAAGAGGCCATTGAATAATAAAACCTATGCATTTGTCAGAAAATGGCTCGCTCTAAATCAATGGGAATTGGCGCTATGTTCGTCTTACTTGTTGTTGCTGTAATTTTACTTCCGATGGTAGTTTCTTATGTAAGAGGTCTTGAAACTCATTTTGCTATTTCTGGTTTCCAGGATATGACTACTGGAGTTGGCCCCTCAGGTCCTTCTTCCCCTGATGGGGGGGTGGCGGGCATTCCTGCAATTGGCTCAACTTCTAAGTTACCTACTTGGCGCCCCGACCCTAATACCGACTATCTCTGCCGCTCTCCTAATGAAGATGGCAATCCCTGCCCTGAAGGGTACTTCTGTGATGGTACTACCCAGGCCTGCATTCCTACTTATGTAGGTGGACCGGTCCCAACTACTGGTTATTATTCATAAGCACTTTTATAAAAAGTGCCCAAAAAATGTCTCAATCTAACAAAAACTAATTATTTATAATAATGTACTTTTGTTAATCAATCTATTTAGGCTCAACTACCGTATTTTCCTCAACCTTTTCAACGGTGATAGAGGCCTTATCCATCTTACGCTCAAGAGCTAAATCTCCTTTGCCATTAAACATACCACTGAGAGCCTCAGAAGGATTAGCACCACCACCACCACCACCAAATACCTGTTTAGCAGGCGCAGAACCCTTAGTACGCTCCTCAAAGTACTTCTCACGATTATCCTCATTCTCCTTGTACTTGCGCATTAGAGTATTGAGTTCGTCTTGAGCATATTCTTGTTCAGTGATTTCGTGAGGTTGAGGGTCCCAAGGAAGCCACTTACCAAGGTCACCAATAAAAATATTGTGATATTTATCCTTGGTCTGGAGCTTCTTGGCCTTGAGTTCAGCCTCTTTAGGATTGCCATAGACACCGCGAACCTTCACGCCGCGTACGGATGTACGGAACTCATTCTTTGCAAAAAACTCATCTTCAAGTTTGACCTTGTTTGTATACATAAAATCATCATAGGCTTCAACAATCTTGGTCTTCTGGATATCTGTACGGGCCTTTTGCACAAAGAGCTGATATTCATTCATTAGACTATCGATATTGAGACGGTTTTTACGGCAGATAGTTGCCTGGTCAAATTGGTCATTCTTTTCAAGCTCCTTGATACGTTCATCAAGCTGGTCGTTAACGTTCTTTACGACATCCACCATATACTTTTCAAGATTCTTAATCTTCCAGTCAACTTCATAGCCTTCAAGGAACTTTTGGAAGAAATAGATATCTTTCTTTTCGAGTACTTTCTCCGGACTTAGGAAGCTTAGTAGTACATAGCGTTGGCCAGGGATTTCAGTATCCTCATCAAGAAAGTCTTCCACTACGGTTGGGGTATTCTTGTCGCTGCTCATTTTCTATATTCCTTGAGTTCCAATGCTTTAAACTCGGTCCAAAAGTCTAATTTTTGGGGTGAGTTTTTTTCTTAAGTGTGAATATAGAAATGATGGGCTACGGTTTTGCTGAAATTGTGAATCGCATAATCAAATATTTAATTGAGGGTCTTGTTATCGCGGCCGCTGCTATCTTCATCCCTAAGAAGGCGCTCCCTCTCGATGAAGTTGCTACCCTCGCGGTCCTCGCTGCGGTCGTCTTCGCCATCCTTGATGCCGTCTCTCCTTCAGTTGGTGTGACTGCCCGTCAG